AGGTGCTGCAACAGCCTTCTTAGTTGCTGCTTGTTGCATTTCCTTGAGTAGATCAGCGGAAGATTTCTTAATAGCCGAACCAGCAGCCTTACCGATGATGTCACTGACAACACCACCAACTGCAAACTTCATACGCTTACGGATAGACTCAGCCATAGCCAACGCAGACATATAGTCTTTGGTGGTTTCTAAGTCTTGTCCAGTATTCTCTTTATAGAACGCTGCTGTTTCACGCTTAACTTCTGCTGGTAATTTACTATACTTAACAGAGAAGATGCGAGACTGACCACCCTGATCGAAAACAGCAGCCATGTCCTTGTTTGTGGCAATCTCTTTAGCATTACGCTGTGCCCAACCAAGCAGGTTCTGCAATGCAATCTTCTGCGCATCCTGTGATGCTGTCTGATAATAGTCAGTGTTCTTAACCTGATCAAACACATCCATGATGAGTGGTGCCATTGTCTTACGAGCAGCGGCATCAATTACTTTATCACCCGTAGTTGTGAAAACTTTATTGAAGTCAATCTTCAAACGCTCCACTTCAGATTCAAGTTCGCTAGGTTTACCCTTAACAGCAATACCACTCAACATCTTCAACGGACCAGCATCATTGAATGCTGCCTCTTCACGCAAAGCAGGCTGATACACAGGCAGTTGCTGTTTAACAACTGGTGTGCGCTTCATAATTTGTTGTTGGAATGACGTACCGAAACCTTCCTCACCTTGAGGAATCTGATAAGCGTCACGTGGCAAAGTTTCATCACGATCAATAGCACCAATGATGTCACTCACTTGAGCCAACGGAACAAACGCTCTACCAAGATATTCACCTGCCCATTCACCAAAGAAGGTGGCAATCTTTTGATCAGCACTGCCTTCACCAGTCTGCATATTAGACAGCGACTCTGTGAACTTATCACCCAACCAAGAGTATGTACCTGCTGGAGCTTTAAAGCCCGTCATGGCTTCAATGAACTCTTTAGTTTTGAACTCGTCAGTGCGCCCCTTTTCGAACTTCACCAACCAATCACCCATAGCCATGAATGGTGCGAGAGGGAACAGTGCCCTCATATCAACCTTAGACCCGTCTGGACCTTCAGCGTCATACCATGCAGTGTCTTGATGTTCTTGTCTGTACTTGTAAGCTGCATAAATTGCAGCAGTACCTATCGTCCCTTTAGAAACGTTCTCTAGTCCCTGAGCAATATACTTTGTACCAGTCTCATCACCACCCTTCAACAGAGTGGCACCCTTGGCAATGTCTGCTGTACCGGAAGCAAGTCCTGCAGGGCTGTGCTTATAGGTCCACGTCATAGCGTTAGCCATGAAACGAGGGAACGGAATAAGAGTGGAGCCAATAGGACCAAGTTCTTCAACGAACTTCACAGCATGGAACATCGGACCTTTAGTTGGCATCTTACTGAACGTAGCAGCCAATGCTTCATCTGTCGCGTTACGCAACACATCAAACGGAATAGTCTTTCCTTGAGCCATCACATCGTACATGTCGATGCCAACACGACTGAGTTGTTTCTCAACCGATGCTGTAAAGATTGCTTTGCGGAAGAATGCGTCCTGTGCAACGTTAAGGGTGTTAGCAACTTGCGCAACCTTAGACAGGTCTTTAGAGTCTGCTTCACCAACTGTCTTCAAGATTTTGTTTTGCAGTGCAGGTGATCCAGCAAGCAAGCGCTCAGCCACTTCTGACGACAAGTCATTCTGACCGAGATAAAAAGCTGTACGAACGGCATCGTCATAAACACCTTTCAGTCCACCAGTGAATGTACCAGTGACTGGCTTTCCTGAAATGGCTTCTGATGCAGACTTACCAACACGATACAGTACAGACTCGATAGCCTCTGATGCTGAGCCAAGCGTTACAACTGCAGCGCCAGAGAATCCGTTACGGATAGTGGTGGCAACCTGAGACACCATCAACGCTTTCAGTTCACGGTCAAGACGCATGGCGCCATCACGCAATCCAGAGAATGCCGAAGTCAACGCACCCCTATTACCATACATCGCATCAACTTCTTTAGCGGCAGCAGGGTCAATGCTCTTCAGTTTGTTTTGAATACGAGCCAACACAGAATAAGCCTGCAACGTTCTACCAGCATCACCAACTGTGGTGCGGTTCATACGTGCAAACTCTTCAGCAGTGATGCCAGCCTTAGCCAATGAGTCTTCCAAGACGATGTTGTCAATCTTGTCGATGTTCATGAAGACATTCTTCACAGCATCGCTAACTTTTTGATCTGCTTGTGGTGCAAGTTCTGGAACACGTGCCCATACTTCCTTAGCAACTTTCGCAGCTTGCTGATTCACATCATTGCGAATCTGCATCTCAGCAACAGAGGTGGGTTGTCCTTGTGCATCCAACAGTTTACGACCTTCGAAGATGTCATATTCATCTTCAACAGCCTTCATCGTTGGGTCTTCTTTGGTGACCTTCACTTCAGGTGCTGCTGTAGTTTTAGTTACACGTTGTTTAAGCAGTTCATCCAACTCAGCAACAGCACCTTTACCAGCAACAGCTTTACCACCTTTGATGAGCAGTGCTGTCTCGGCAGTGCCCAGTGCAGCACCAAGTGCGGCAGACGCTGCAACTCGCTTACCACTAACACCAGATTCAACCTTTTGACGAAGAGCATCAACGTCTGGTGTAAATCTAGCCTGATCTTCTTGAGTCAGCGTAGGTAAGATTTCTTCAAGTTGTTTAAGTCGAGCAGCTTCACCAGTCAACTCAATCTTCTGTTGAGCAACATCAGAAGCAGCAGCGCCCGTAGCTTCAATGGCTGGTACAGCAGCAAGCTTACCCACGTTGGTCTTGACAGCTTGTTTAACACCAGTCTTTGTTGCTTGCTTCATGAAAGCAGAAGTGGCGAGTTTACCCGCACCAACAGAGATGGCGGTAGTAGGATCGCTGACGATGCTACCAAGCACATCGAAGACTGGCTTGATGCCTTTCTGACCTGCGCTGCTGAAATAACCAGCAGTCTGATCAAACAAGTCATACGCTTCTTTGGCTTTCAACTTGTCAACATCTTTAGCGTTGTTGAGATATTGCAGTTCTTGTGTAGATGAGATGAGGTTCCCTGTACTCACCATTCGCATATGAGTAGCCCAACGCTTGACGTAGTCTTCAGCAGACTCACCAGCAATAGGTTGACCAGATTTACCGAATCGAGAAGTGGCATAGTCCTGAATCTTTTTCATGTTTTCAGGATTGCTATACAACTCTTCAAAAGGAATCTCTGCTTGCTTCTTAGCTTGACGAGCAGCCTCTTGACGCATCAAAGCAGCACCAGAAGCCTCAAGAACATTGAAGCCTTGAGGTTGTGCTGGTGCAGCAGCCTTCGCAGGTTGTTGCTGTGTTGGTTTTGTTTCAACAGATTCAGGCTGAGCAGTTGTAGGCTTCGGTAGCTTCTTCAACGCAGCAGCCATCTCATCCTTAGACATTCCATCGGGAAACTCAACAGGACCAACACCAATAATTTCAACGATTTGAGCCATCTATTATTCCCAAGAATTTGTAGCAGGATTCCATTTAGGCACAGCACTCTTTGCAGGCTGTGGTGTAGTAGCGCGTGGTGTCGCAGGCATCGGACCACCACGAACCGCAGGAGCAGCAGGTGTAGGAGTAGGTGTACCACCTCTACCAACCACTTCAGGCACAGGAGGCTTGATAGCTTTACCAGCTTCGTCGAACCTGATACCAGCAGACATCATAGCATTCTTGTGCATCTCAGAACGAGGTGTACCATCAGGCTTCGCCATCTCTTTGATGATGGCATTGGCAGCAATAGCATCACCTTTACGGAACAACTCACTCTGTGACAAATCACGCAACGTCATAGTGACATTACCTTGTGCGTCTGTAGAGGTGATGAATGTGCCCGGTGGAAGCGATTGCTCAATTGTTGTAGCACGTGTACGTGTTGCCACCTGAATCAAGTTAGCTTGAGAAATCTTATCAGCATCTGTCTTGCCTTCTGCGCCCGGTGTCTTAGCCAAGATCTGACGTTGACGCAACAGTGTCTGAGCCAACGCCGCACCTTTCTTGTCACCCTTAGCTTGCTTGTCCTGAATCTCAGTAATCAAGTCAGACTGAATCTGTGCTTCTGTCTTGTTGGTTGTCTTGCTGATTTCTTCAATGGCTACAATGCGACCAATGTTTTCTGTAGCTGCAGCAATCTTTGTAGGATCACCGCTTTGCTGTGCATTCAACATCTCCAACTGTGCTTTGTCTTTGACATCCTTGAACTGTGGCTTCTTATGGAAAGAGCCAACATCAACTTCAGCCATAGACTCAATAGTCTTTGACGCACCAGTTCGTGAACCAAGCAAGTCCTCGAGAGAAACACCCAAGCTAGATGCAGCTTTCTTAGCTTCTGCCATCTTGTTAGTCGATGACAAACGTTGAATCAAATTACCTTCTGTAGAGTCAGCAAAGACTGACTTAACTTGATCGCCTGTAGCACGTGCTGTACTGAACACAGTGTCAATCCATGTAGCAGGATCAACATCTTTAGGGGCATTCGCTGTAGCCTTAACAAAGTTCTTCGACACTTGATTGACGTACTCTGGATTCTCTTCAATCTTCTTCTGCACAGTTTTTGCCAATGCAGGATTGGACAACAAACCAATCATTTGTTCATTGTCGAGAGTACCGTCCGAGAACTTAACTCCTTTGAAGAAGTCGTATACACCACGCAATTCTTCCTTGCGCTTAGCCACTTCTTTCTTTTGCTCAGCATAACCAAGATACATCGACTTGATGTTGTCTTGAATCTGTTTCGTGTTCAGCTCTTCTTGTTTTTCAATTTGTTCGCTAAAGCCTTTAGCCATACCGCCAACAAATGAACTCAGTCTAAAACCCATATCATTCTCCCCTAGCCATCAAACCCTTACGAGCAACTTTAGCTTCAGGGTTTTCGACAACACTTTGTTTAGCTTCCTTGATCAACTCCATGATGATACTAGGACTCACTGTATTCTTCTTAGCCACTTCCTCAGGAGTGACGACATACTCAACGTCATTGAGTTCAGCCAAGGTTTTAATAATCTCAACAATGATTGGTGTTACCAAGAAGGCTGTCTCAACAGTGTGATAACCCTTCATGATTGAAGTCTTAGTCAGTGTGTTGACGATTGTGATGATCGGCAAACCAGACGAGATCAAGTTCATCAACTCATAAATTGATTCAGGATTCTGCAGCTTCTCCATGTAGAAGGAAGCAACATCATCAATTGTGACGTACTGTGGTGGTTGCTCCCAAGGAACACTACCGGGTTCTGATGTCAATGACATGCCGGGGATTGGTGCCGACAAGAACATCGCGTCTTTATTTTCTTCCATTCATCAACTCCTGTTTTTGTTTCCTGATTGCTTCGATGTAGTCAGCAACTTGATTATAAATATCGGCTTGCTTTTTAACACTACCGTCTGTCTTGGTAACAAGACCCTTACTTGTCGATGTTTTCTTTTTATTCATTCGTTCATTGACAACTGTGTCAATTTTAGAATAGAAGGATGAGAAGTTTTTCATTGTTGTTCCATTAGAAAATGTCAAGCTTACCGAGAATCTTAGATACGAATTTACCAACATCGGCACTAGACTCTGAGTCAGCCCTAATGTTAGCAGCAACAATAGTGGCGGCAGCACTTATCTCAGCAGCAGCAAGTTGGGTAGCTCTACTCGCATCGTTCTCAAACGACTTCCATGCGTGATCAACAGCATCTCTGTACATCTGCACTTCGTTATTATACTCAGCCATTGTCATACCTTGAGCAAGCTGTGCATTCACAATGTTAGCAGCATTAGTAGCAGCAGTGTTAGCTGTAGCAATCTCACGTTGCCATTGAGCATTTGCTTGATCAATAACAAGACGCTGTTGAGCATTGAATGTTTCTCGTTGGTTCTGCACTTCAGCATTGAACTTGGAGATTGCATTAGTCTGATCAGTATTAAACTGAGCAATGGCATTCTGTTGAGCAGTGTTGAACTGACTCACCTGTGTAGCCATCTGCGTATTGAACTGATTAGTCTGATTGGTGCTAGTTGCGTTGAACTGTTTAGCAGCATTCTCAGCAGCAGTGTCAGACAAGATAGATTGTGAAATCTGCTGTGCCTTAAACAATGTTGTCTGTTGAGTGTTAGACAAGTTCGCCATGTCCATCTGCAAGAACGCCTGAGCATTCACCACAGCAGCTTGTTGACGATTGTTGAGGTTGGCTGTCTCAAGTGTTGCAATCTGTGCAGCGTTTGCCATCACCATTGCTTGACTATTGGACAGGTTAGCCAAGTCCATTGTCTGAGCCAAACGAGCATTCTCCAAAGCCACTTGTTGTTGAGCACTGAAGTTCATGTTAGCGATGTCAGACACTTTAGCTGCGTTGACAACACGAGTCTGAAACTCTTGATCGAACTCTTGACCCATGAAAGCAGCACGTTGTTGTGCAGCCAACACAGCAGTTTGTTGACGATTGCTTAAATTTTGAGCAGCAACAGCTTGATAAGCCTGTGCGTCAGCAGAAGCAATAGGCAATGCAGACTCAAGCGTGGCCTGAATCAAAGCCTGTCCAGCCAAGCTAGAAGCACCCAAACCACGAGCAGCCAATGTAGCTGTCACAGCGCGAAGGTTAGCAGCAGCCCAAGGTGGAGGATTACCAGATTCAAAGTTGGTCATCAACTTGTTAAGCTGACCCTGAACAGTCATCTCTTCAGTGACAACACCCTGTGCAGCAGACGCTGCAGTCTGTGCAGCCAATGCTTCAGCACGAGCTTGATCAACTGCAGGACCAGCCACCATTTCACCAGCCTGTGCTGTACGAGTAGGAGCACCTTCAACTTTACTAGCAACACCTTGTGCAGCTTGCAAATTAGACAATGCTGTTGATGTTGGCTCCATAGTTTGAGCAGCCACTTGAGCATCCGCAGACACAGTACCTTGTGCGGGTGCAACACCTTCCATCAACTTACCAATATCCGTTGCAGTCTTTGATGCATCAAATGTAGCAGCACCAACAGCGCCGGGTGCATTGACTGTAGCGGCTGTAGCCTGAGTAGCAGTGGCTGTTTGAGCAGCACCAGCACGTGGAGCAGTGTCAATGTTCTGTGCTGCTGTTGGTGTAATCAACGCAGCCGAAACCTGTGCAGCGTCAGGAGCAAGAGGCTTACCTGTAGGTGAGGTAGGCGGTGTTGTAGGTGTCGTAGGTGTTGTAGGTGTCGTAGGTGTTGTAGGTGTCGTAGGTGTCGTAGGTGTCGTAGGTGTCGTAGGTGCTGTAGGTGTTGTTCCGCCGGGACCAGCAACAAACGGGTCTGGTGTGGCAGTTGTGGTTTCTAATGCCAACGGTGAGTTAGGTGCAAACATTGGCTTATCAAGACCGGGACCATAGCTGCGACCAGTGGTTTGACCACCCGGTCCAGCAACAGGACGTTGACCTTCTGGAAGCGCGGCCCAATCAGCAGCCTGCTTATCCATACGAGCACGTTCAGCATCTTCTTGTGCTTGTTGTTTTTTTGCCCAGTCTGGATCAGTCCAAGGTGCAACACCTGAAGTCTCTACACCAGATCGGGCCAGCAACTCACCCCTTCTATTAGCACGATCAATCTGTTCCTGAGCACGAGTAGGATTGGTATATGGATTAACACCTTGACGGGCGTATTCATCATAAATACGTTCTCCGGTGTTTGGATTGATCTGTGCCATTTGCCAGTCAATAAACTGTTGCTGCTCAGGAGTCAGCTTTTCTCGGGCAGTTTTAAGTTCAGTTACAGGAACAGAAGACATAGCAGGAGATGGCATAGTTCGGAGTGTTACATCACCACCGGGATTGGCGACTCGAACCTCCTCACCCCTTGACTCCATATCCGCACGAACGGCTTCACGATCAGCGGTTCGTTGTTGTTGTTCTGCTCGTGCAGCAGCTTCACGGGCTGCGTTGTTGAAGTCAGCAACATTACCAAACTGAGGAAACGCTGCAGCCATATCAGCAGGTGAATACTTGAGTAATGCTGCATCAAGTGCGGCTTGAGTCTGTGGACCTGCTGCCAACTCTGCTTGAATCTGAGATGCCGACACACTGCCGCCATCAGCAAACTTCTTCACTACACCACCCTTCGCCATACGCTTTGCGAACTTATCAGACAACGCAGCATATTTCATTTCCAAAGCTGGAGATGAACTGATGAAGTCGTCAAAGCCCTGCATAGGGCCGTCATAACCGAGCTTACGAGCTACGATTTCTTTTTGTTTTGCTGTAAAATTGTCAGCCATATCTTACCTTTTTAAGCTACCAAACCTTGGAGATACACAGTTCTACCATTTTGTCGAACCGCTGTCATCACTTGTCGTTTAAGATTGTTACTGTCGTATGAAACATGTACCCAACCACTATCAGGAATACCTTGTGTGTAGAACTCTAAAATCAATTGTGTGAATTCAAAGTTGTCTGCTATATATTGTGCAAGATCTGCATTGGCTACACCGGGTATTTCAATGTCAGCAGCTTGTCCTTTGCAGTGATCGCTAGTACGACTACCACCAACGGCAGCATTGACATCAGGACTGCGATAGCCACTATTAACTTTAATACCAACACCATAAGCATCACGCAATGGTTGCAACACTTGTTCACACAGAGTAGTTAAATTATACACAACTTCATCACTATGCGGTGTGTTGTCCATATCTCTACGTGAAGCTGTCTCACTCTTAATCATCTCGTGTAAAGAGAAGTTGTCAGTCAGCATTGTCATTTTTTCTCCTTATTTGTAGGCCAAGCATCTCTCAAGGCTTTCGCATCAACTGCGTGTCCGTCAGCGAATCTTGCCATTTCTTCAAGAGCAACTGTACACTCTCCGAATACGGACGTTGAGGTTGTGGCGTAGTCTCTAACGGCGGGGCAGGTAGCTGTAGTGATGGCGGTGGTGGCACGGTTTGCTTCGACGCGCACCCGGTGAAGCTCAATACGAGCAGCATCGGCAGCAAGAGAGTTTTTATGAATTTGTTGTTGAGCAGCTTTGAGAGCATCATCTTTCTGTCCTTGTAAACGAGCAGCTTCTTTAGCCACCTCTGTTGTTGCAGCCGCTACAGCAGCAGCGTTAGTTGCTTCCATCTCTGCAATGGTTGCACTCATTCTCCAACCCTGAACAGCAAAGCCACCAAAGAAGGTGGCAATGGCTATGACAATTGTGATGATAACATTCACAGAGGATGCTCCTGTTGATAGGGACGTGGTGTAGGATGTGGCATATGACGTGGGGGTGGAGGAGGCGGCATGTGCTTTGGTACATCCGTCATCTTACCACGAACGTATGCTGTAGCAGCCATGAACGCAACAACAACTGTACCCATTGATGCAGAGAATGTGGCAACCAAACTCATTATGAGTGTCACCTTTGTTGCCTCTACAAAACCTGATGCTAAATAAATAATGAGGATGAACGGAAGAAACAATGCCAACCACGCCATGATGCGTTGTTGGTCAGCAAGCTTATCCATGTTGTCAATCTGCAACATCTTCTCGCTGCGGTCAAGCTCTTCGTCTGTTACAACACCATCATGATTTATATCAAAATCATTGTAGATAGAATGTTCTTGTAGTTTTTTACTCATGATCTATCTTTGAATAAGGTGATAATAATTACTGTAAAGTAAATAGAGAAAGCCAATACACCTGCCAAAACACTCCACCACAATCCTTCAATGATACGATTGCGCCGTATCATCTTGTTTTTGATTTCTTCTTCGACAGCTTCTTTACGTTGCTTAGCAGCTTTAGCCTGAAACATACGCCAGTCGTCAATGAGTCCCGGCCTACCGCTGTAGGTCATAGCAAGTTCAAGCTGTTCTTTCTGCACTCGAATTTGTTCAAGAGCAAAGAATTCTTCAGCGTCTGTGTTGACAGTGTCGCCTGATTTATCTAACAAACGCTTACGTAATGTTGCTTCACTGTCTAATAATTGTGACAATGCTTTACCAGCATTCATCAACTCACCAGTGTTTGCTATAGTTTCTTTAATGACAGCAAATGCGGCGTTCGCTGCGGCGAGTTCTACCAACATTAACGCAACAATCTTTCACCAACGAAGGTGAGAAAGCCTCCGAAGATTGAAGCGATTGTCATACCCATCCAGAAACCACCCTTACTTTGATTAGCAAGTTGCAGTAAAGCTTTAATATCAGCGTCCATACTATCAACCTTCTTAGTTAGATTGTCGACAGTGCTAATTAGTTTTCCGTATTCAACCGGATCGATAACATCAGACATTTCTACCTCAGCAAGGGCCAACAGTAAATTGGTTAGGTTGGCAACGTGGTACACACGGACCAATTACAAAACCATCAGTACACCAGTTTGGCTCGGGAGTATTGGGTCGAGTACTAATAATAGGAGTTGTTACTATCGCTACAGGACCGACCACTGGACCAGTGACAAAGCTCACTGTAGGACCAACTACAACCGATGGAGGCTGAACAGGAGTAGGACCGACCACAACCTGAGTATCAGAGGGACCAATCATAAACGGGGCAGGCAATTCAGTGTCTGCTGACAACTGAACAATCATTGTTGCTGGTTCAGGCTCAGAACCGCCACCACACCCAACTAACGTCAGGGCCAGTGTACAGAGGATAGTTGCGATGATTTTCATGGTTGCTCCTTAACTTATACTATAAGTACTGTGTAAATGTTTTCTGTTTACTTCTGCTAAAAAACTCTTCTTGCAGTGCTCTGGATCAAACCAAAGCAGCTTATCAATCAAGGGTCTAAACAGTTTGCCTTGCCACCGTCCTGCTTGTTCAAGTCGCCACGCTGCAGCACTTAAAGTTTCATCAGGTGAACCGTTCCCCAACGTGATGAGCACGTAGACTAGTTGGTCTATAGCAATCAATACGTTGAGGATACGGCGCTTCATTGAACTTCGTTAGGTGCCGCAGGTGTAGTCAGCAGCGTGTTGGCCTCGGCTGTCGTCAAGCGGAATGCGTCAGGGAACAGGACGTTGGTCGTCATGTTCACGTAGTTGATGGTCTCTTGCGACTGCAGGTTGACCTCTGTAACCACACCAAGACGGTTGTTGCCTGTGATGATGATGGAGCGCAGATCAAAGATTGCAGAGCCAGTTACGCCCAGCGACTCAGCGTAGGCTTGGTACTCGGCAGTGGCGCAGCCTGTCAGGGATAGGGCGCAGAGGATGGCGATCAGGCGCATGATGTCTCCTTATGGGTTTTCGTTTGGCGCTGCGTGGTTCGCGTAGAACGACACCTCCGCACCGGCAGGGATCATGTCTTCGGTGACAATATCCGTGGCCGCAACTTCAGACAAAATTTCGGGGGGCACAGGAGGCATACCTGACTTCATGCTTTCGGTGGAGTGCAGGCAAACGCAGACGGTCCCCGCTTCCTGCGCAACCAGCTCGTGCGTAAGGTCTTTTGCAATCCAGATGAGCTGAGGGGCCGTAAACAAAGTCTCCTTGCCACGCACCTTGACCAAAACAGAGCCGTGCGCAACCAAAGTTGCGTGGTCAAACTGATGGGTATGCTCGACCTCTACGTCGCCCACATTCTCAAACACCATCATGCGGGTGTAAATGTTGTGGACGTGCGCAATTTTTATTTTTGGATAAGCCATGGTTAGACCACCGCCACTGGAATTTCGCCGGGGCCTGCCTCTGGTGAAATGTACTCAATCCACTGCCCCGTGCTACGAACATACTGCATCGTGTTTAACGATCCTTGCTCATACTGTTCTTGGGTAATCGGAATCATGTGGTTGGCAACAACCTCGCCGCTAAGCTGTGACAGGCAAATTGCTACATCAACCGAGTTCAGTTGTGCGTAATAAAAATACATGAAAA